AGTATAGTTTATAAAATTAGGTCTGTAAGAAAGGTGATTAGCAATCTTTAAAAAACACTCACCAATATAATTGGTCACCAATGGTGGTTTTCTTTTCTTATCTTCCGCCTTTGCCACTTTAGTACGGTGTTCGATCATAGCCTGAAGAAACAACTTATTATCTACATAATGAGGTTTCAACTTTGCTTTTGTTTTTTCCATAATTTATCTTTCTTTATTGATATCTTATTATAACAGATTTACATCAAAATGTAAAGCAGGTTGTATTAATTAATTTACTTTTGTCATTTGCTTGACAGTTTTAATATCTATGTTATAATGACTATGTAGTCGCTTGGGGAACCAGCTATATAGCATACCTAGTGAATAGTCTTCTTTTGAAATAAATCAATTAAATCATCTTCTGACCATTGTTGTTCTCGTTGATCTATTCTTTGCATTTGATCCATCTGATCTGCTAATGCATATATCTTATCCATCTCCTCGGCAGATAATATAGGTTTAACGTTCTCTTTAGCCTTTAGTACTTTAGTTAATATAACTTCGTAATAGTGCGATATATGATTATCTGCTTGAGTGATTACCATAACTTTATCTTTAGGAATAACAAACGTCTTATCATCTGTATAAGATATCCAAGGTGTGAGAGTAGTATCTTTCATAGATCCTGCCTCTGTCTGCCTCATTATTGTAGTTAATTCTAACGCATTTGTGATTCGTAAGAAGTCTTTATCAACAACAATACTACCCATGATAGTAGTACCATCAATTAATCTCACTACCCGATAATCTGTGTTATTATCCATTTTAATCCTTTAAGTTAATATTATGTATCTCGTAATCAAACTCTTCCTCTGTGTATATATTTATTCTTTCTTGAAAGTGCTTTAGCGTATAATTCTCTTTAGACTTATAAATTAGATCATCTGATATATCATATAGAGTGGCATTTACTTTGTTATCGCCTAGTCTTAGACCTCTACCGATTGATTGTAAATTTCTTATTCTACTCTTTGATGGACTTGCAAAGATTATATTGTGTAGATTCTTAATATTAATACCAGTAGAAAAAGTACCGTAACTTGCTACAATAATAGCGTTATCTTCTTTCTCAACTATTGCCCTTGCCTGCTCTCGTTCTTCTGTATCAACTCCGCCATATATATAAAATATCTTTCGACCTTCTTCGGCCTTATCTTTAATAATTTGTTGTAAGTTCTTACCATGTTTTTCTACAAGTTGAAATAATATTAAAGTATTACCTTTGAGTTTAAGTGCTAGATTACGAATAAAATTATTTCTAGGTGTACTACTTACAAGATAATCTATCTCGTCTTGATACTTACCTTTTGATACAATTTTACAATTGGCTTCTGTATGTTTCAGTATTAAACATCTTACAACAAGATTACTTAACTGATTCTTATCCATAAGTTTTTTAGTTGTAGTTACCTTATTAACAGCGCCGAATAATCCTTCTAATACTAACTTGTGCGTGTGAGCACCATCTAAAGTACCTGTAAGACCGATACGATATTTACAATCAGTAAGCTTAGTCATAATCTCTGTTAATGATTTAGATTTAAATAGATGTGCCTCATCACCAAATACAACACCGAATTGTTCAAAGTATTCTTTAGGTAATTTATATAGACTTTGCCATGTAGATATGAGTACTTTCTTATCTGTTTGATTTGAATAACCACTATATAATCTGTGGCAATTCTTCTTTACATTCCAACCATATGATTCAAAATCTGTGTACATCTGCTCAACCAGAGAGGTTGTAGGCACGATTAATAGTATTCGATTGTTAGATTCTTCTTTGATTAGATGAGTGTAGTATCGTATTAAGGAATATATGATGAATGACTTACCGGATGCCGTAGGACTCACCAGAAGCGTCCTATTGCGTTTTAAACTATGAAATATGGCGTCTATCTGATAATCTCTTGCCTCAAATTTTTGACCTAAACTATTAGAAAATTTTGTGACAACTTCTCTATCAACCTTGTTATCTATCTCTACATCTTTACCAGCAACTACAACATATCCTCGTTCTTCGGCGAAGGCTTTGATGTATGGATATAGACCAAAGTATATCTCTTTCGTCTTCTGTGAGAATAATCTTATCTTACCATCCCACATTCGATTACGAAATGCCGGCATGAATTTATATCCTGGTACATAGAAAGTAAAAAATTCAGATATCTCTCGTTGTACACCCGAGTCGCAGTCTACCGTAATGTAAACTTCGTTTTTTTTTTCTATGATGATGAGATTAGAATTGTCCTGATTGTATATCATATAAATGTATGTTCAATGTTTTCATACTTATATTTATACGTTAAATAAAAGGCTTACCTACGACCCAACCTACGAGTGCTTTTCTAATGCCTTTAGTAACTTTATTTACTTTATGCCATGTGTGACTAGGAAAGACAATCATCTCACCTTTTTTAAGTGCAAATGATTTTACTTTTGTTTTTTCTGAAATAGGATGTGTTTCGCATATACTAAAATCACCACCCTCATACTCGTCATTTAAACATAATGTAAAACTTAATTTCCTAATCATGCCATTGTGATAAGGTTTGCTATGATTATCTATATGCCAATCATAGTAATCATTTTTTTGATATACTGTATATTGTGCTGGTTCAAATTCGTGTAATGAAAAATTATATAATTTATTTGCTGAGTCAATGCATTGATGTAAATGATTAGGAAATTTCTCGTCTTTTAACCATGATACTTTAGAACTTCTATTTGCATTATTACCATCTTTTATTTTTGCGTTTGTAATATTTAATGCGTCACCTGTTTTGATTATATCATCACAGAAATTATGAGTTAAAGTTATGTGAAAAGGATTATATTGCACCGCTAGTAAACTTCTTCCATTCAATAGCGTTTTTAATTAAGAAAGTTCTATTGTTAATACTTCTTAATACTTGTTCAAGATACTTAACTATTTGATTTTGATAAGCAACTTTTTGATCTGCTCTTTGTAAATCTTGATCTGAATCCATGTAGATATGTACATCTGATTTTAATACTTTTATATCAAAAGGTTTTAATAGATATACAGCTGCGTCTGCCTTACCTGTATAGTATTCCCATTTATCTCTTAACATAGTCTTATGTTCGTATTCTGATTTCTTTAATAGTAATGAGAACTTATTAAAGTGTTGTAAATATTTGTTATGTAATAAAGGTATCTTAATTGATTCAGCGTCTAATTCTGTATCATCTAATTTAAAATCTCTATCTACTGATTGTTGTAATTCTTCTAATGTCATGTATATATTGTATCACCTTTTTAATTAAAAGTAAAGCCTATGAAGAAGAAATCTGCACTATTTCGTAACCCATATAACTAAAACTGGCAGTTGCTTGCAAATAATCAACATCGCTTGCCTTAATATCATAAGATAATGATCCTAGAGATATAGGATAAACGTTTTTAAATCGTATTTCAGTCTTGGCAATGTTCTTACTATTTAATACTGTGAGTGTGGCGTCTGAATAAATTGCACCTTCATTTAACGGTGTTGCTGTATTTGATCCTGTTGCTGCTGAACTTGCAGTTGAACCAGCAAACCTATCACTACCTGTTGCCAAAAGCGCTGCAAATTGTGAATCGGATTCTGGCGTACCTAAACCAATTAACCAATCATGTAACTCTTTATAATTATTTAAATTTTCATCTACAAGAAAAGACAAATCCAAATTGCTAAAAGATAATGTAGACCCTGGTAAAGCTATTGGTTTCAATCTTGTAGGTTGTTGAACCTCATCTAATGATATACCAGGTATGTTTGCTGTCTGTACAGTAAACTCAACTAGCGGAAGTTTAGTCATTTTGAACCTAAACTGAATCGGACTTGCATAGTCAAATTTAGTAGTTGTTCTGTCAATTACATTTGATGTTGTCATACTACTATTTATAACGGTTTTTTAGACCAAAAAAAGGGGGCCGAAGCCCCCTTTTTCATAATCGGTATCAACCAATACTACATAATGTTAGAAACTTTAACACGTCTGTAATAAACGTTTTGATCTCCAGCAGCAGGTGACGTTAAGTCAATTGCGCCGTCTCCGTCAGTAGTTGCGAAAGGATTAGCAACCATACC